TCGGGGGCGCCGTAGTCGGCGGCGGCGATCCACACCCGCACCAGGACGCGCTCGGCCAGGTCGTTGCTGCCGGCGTCCCGGGCCTGGATGGTGATCGTCCGCTTGTCGGCAGCCTCCGCCCCGGCAGTGATATTGAGGTTGGGCATCAGGTCCTGCCGACTGGCCGGATCGATCCCATCCAGCGGGCAGAAGATCGCCCGGCCGCGATAGTCGGTGACGTCGTCGAAGCCGTACACCCCCCCGGCCGCAGAGATCGTCGCCAGGGGGATGTGGGGCGTGGTGCCGGCGTCGGGAAAGCCGGTGATGTTTACCGTCAGAACCGCGGCCGGCGTCAGGTAGATGTAGTTGGTCTGGTTGTTGGTCAGGGCCTGCGCGGCCGCCCCGGCGTAGTCGCGGACGGTCGCCCCGTCCATGAACCTGCCCGCCCGGACGCCGAAGGTCAGGTCGCCGTCCTTGTACACCTCCAGCCCGGCCAGGGCCACCAGGGCCTTGGCGATCCGCCAGAGGGCCTTGAAGTTGTCGGCGAAGTGGGGGCTCTTGCCGATCTCGTAGAGCCAGATGCTCGGATCCCGGAAGGTTTTCTGCATCGCGGCCAGTTCGGCGTCTGTCGGAAATTGCTCTGCCATGGTTCTTACCCTTCATCATCGCCGCTGAGCGGCCAGTTGAGCGTGAGGGTGTCGGTTGCCTTCTCGTACGCGGTCGGCGAAGGCACGCCGGGCGGATCCGGGGCGGCGGCCAGTGTCACCGCCGCCAGGACGTCGGCGGGCGTTTCCGAAAGGTTGCCGGCGGCGTCCAGGCCGACCACCGCGAAGAGATACGTGGCGTCGGCCAGGTCGGCGGTGATCCACTCGTGCCAGTCGGCCCCGAACCCGGCCATGCCCAGCCCGGCCGCCCCCTCGCCCGCCCCGGGCAGGTACGCCCCGTAGCCGTAGCCGGCGGCGCCGCTGCCGGCCGGACCCAGCCCCGCGCCCATCTTGCCCTCGCCGTCGGGCCAGGCGGGAATGGGGTCGGCGTTGCAGGCCGTGCCGTAGTCGATGCCGCCGCCGGCGCCGTCGTCGCGATAGACGCCGAAGGCACCGTCCAGCGGCGCCTGCTGCTGGGCCGGCCAGCGGATGCGTGCAGCGGAATGCGCCACAATGCCCATTGCCTTAAACTCCAAGCTCCAAAGGTGAAGCAAGCTCCAACTCTCAAACCTCAAATCTCAAACAAGCTCCAAATCACAAATCCCAAGTCCCTAGTCCCAAGTCCCTGTTGCTACACGATCCCCGCCTTCCTGTCGGTGCTGAGCGTCAGTGCCATGGTGTAGGTCTCCGGCGTGAAGTTCAGCAGCCGGCCCACCACCCGGGGGGCCAGCCGCGCCTTGCCGGCGTTGACCGCCAGGTCATACTCCAGCCCCGCGATCCGCTCGACCACGTCCGTGACGCGCGCGTCCTCCATCCACTCAATCGGCAGGGAGGCCTCCAGCAGCCGGCCCTCGCAGGCGTCCTGGACGGCCTCGGCGGCGTCGGTAAGCTCGGCCGTCCCGTCGGCGGTGTCGGCTTCCAGGCCGGCCACCTCCAGCCGGGCGCCGGCCGGGCGAATTCGCCGCTGCCCGGCCGTCTGGCGATCGAACCAGGCGACGGTCGCGAAGCTGGTGCCGGCCGCCTCCCGCCGGGCCGGGGCGACCACGTTGCGGCTGGGCCCGGCCACGCAGACGGTCAGCCGCATCCGGATGTAGCAGGGCAGCTCCAGCAGCTTGTAGAACAGGTTCTCGGTGATCGGGTCGGGCAGGTCGTCGGCGTCGACCGGGGGCCGGACCACGCCGGCCAGGTTCTCCATGGTCAGGCGCACCCCCAGGCGATCGTCCAACAGCTCATAGCCCCACATGCCGTGCCAATGCGCCCCGCCGTCCCAGCTCAGCTCCAGGAAGGTCTCCATTTGCGCCCCGCCCGGACCCCCGCGCGACAGCAGCGGCAGGGGCGAATGCGTCATCACCGGCCAGGTGCCCGATTCCTCGCCCGCCAGAGCGGCGACGTTGCAGACGGCGAGGCTCCAGGGGGCGTCGCAGTAGCGGCCGTCGGTGTTGGCGTCCCAGAGCCGGCCGCAGTCGGCGTACAGGGGGAAGTCCTCGCCGCCGGCCACGTACCGCTTGCAGTACTCCTCGTGCATTGCCGGCGTGTGGCCCTTCTCGTCGGGGGCGACGATGCGGCTGCCGGCGGGCAGCTCCAGCCAGTCCGGCTGCCAGACCGGGTCCAGGTCAACGGTGATCTCGTACACGTCGCGGCCGCCGGCGACGATGGGTACAGTCACGCAGGAGCTGGTCGGCTCGGCGATGGAGGCCGAGAACAGGTTCGTCCCCTCCAGCCGCAGGTTCTGCATCGCGCCGTCGGGGCTGACCGGCTGATGGCGGACCGTCACCGCCCGGCCGCAGTGCCGGCGGACGATCACGATTTGCGAATACGGGATGCCCGCCCCGTCGTTGAGGAACCACTCGCCCACGTCGTAGCCGGCCTTGTCGGCGGCCGCGTGCAGGGCGTCCCACAGGGACACGCCCTCCGTGGCCAGGACGATCATCTCGTCGCGGGCGTAGTCCGCCAGGAGGAGGTCGTAGTTGCGGACCCAGGTCTCGAAGCCGTTGTACAGCCACATCAGATATTCGAAGATCTGCGGGGCCGTCCAGAAGCCCGCGTTCGGATCGCCGTCGTAGGTGAAGACGGGCACGCCCGTGCGCCCGTCCCACTCCGGCGGCGGCCGGCGGGTGATGCCCAGCGGCGAGACGTCCTGGAGGTCCGGGTGGCAGTTGGGCTTGCCGCCGGCGTTGAAGGCGCACGGCAGGCCGGAGCAGTGGCGGAGGTCCCCGTTGCCGTCGATCATCCAGCGGCCGTAGACGATCACGTCCCGCTTGAGCCGGAAGGCGGGGCTGACGGCGGTCAGCACGCAGCCCTCGTCGTCGGCGCCGAAGGTGAAGTCCGGGTCGACGATGAAGCCGCAGAAGGGAGTGTAGGCCTCGGCCGGGTCGGGGTGGTCCGAGACGATGGCGACGTAGTCGTCGACGCCGACCGCCTGCCGCCACTGCCAGGCGTGCAGCTTCAGCAGGGGCAGGTTCAGCTCGACCTTGGCCCGGGCGACCTCCGGGGCGATGGCGTCGCTGACCTGGAGGGGGACCAGGACGCCCGTGTCGGCGGGGGCGGCGAAGCAGCCGAAGTCCACCGGCGGGGCGAGCCGCCTGCCGTGCAGTGCACGGTAGCCGATCACCAGGCCCGAGAGCGGAACGCGTTGGTCTTCGTCAGTCACGAGGGCAAGCTCCAAAGGTGAAGCAAGCTCCAAATCTCAAATCGCAAATCACAAACAAGCTCCAACTCTCAAATCCCAAGTCCGCCCGTGCCTCACGGGCGGCCCCACAGCTCGGTCGCCCGCACGCGGTAGGATTGCCAGGCGGTCCAGGTCCCGCCGGCGCTGTTGTACTGGCGGTCGCCGACGGGGGAGTACTCCTCCAGCACCAGCACCGAGCCGGTGCGCCCGCAGTCGTCCTCCCACGTGCACTCTGTGCCCAGGTCGATCAGGTCCTCGATGGCCGCGACCAGGACGTCCATGGCGGCGTCGGCCAAAGCCCGCGTGCCGTGGCCGGCGACCTTCAGCAGGGCCGGGGCCCGCCCAAGGCCCTGGATGGTCAGCGGCCGCGCCCCCAGGCCGATCACCATGGAGACCTCGCCGGCGACGGCGGTGGTCGACAGCCGCTTCCGCGTCCGCCGCCGCTCGCCCCAGCTCCAGACGTGCCCGCCGGAGCCGAACAGGTCTTGTCCGTTTACGTTCTCAGGCATAGTCCACGAATTACACGAATCTCACGAAGGGCCCTGTTGCCCGGCGTCGCCCGGGCGAAGCCCGGCTTTGCCGTGGCGAAGCCTGGTCCCGAGTCCCTAGTCCCTGGTCCCTGGTCTCTCACGGCGCCATCCTCTCCACGGGCCGGCCGGCGGGGTCCTTGTAGACGCCGTGGGTGTGCGACCCGCCGATGTAGTTGATCTGTATGAGCGCTCCGGCCCTGGCCTCCACGGATGCATCCGCGCCCAGTCTCATCTCGAAGGCCAGCCGCCTGGCCTGCCTTTGCACGTCACCGCCGACGTCCTTGCGCTGCGAGATCTCCCACAGCATCTCCCCCATGCGCTCCTGGGTCAGCCTCTCGGCGGCGGCGCCCTTTCCGGCGATCGACTCCCACACGCCGGAGATATTCTCTCCCGCGGCCATTCGGCGGGCGGCCTCGCCCTTGGCCCAGTTCTCAATCTCCGTTGCGGCCGCCTGCGTCCCGCCCGCCTGCTGCTCGGCCAGCTTTGCGCCCATCCTGCTGGCGTACTCGCGGCTTTCCGGCGTCGCCCGCACCTGCCGGTAGCGCGCCGCGACCGTGTCCTTCCAGGTCACGCCGCCAAGGGCGCGCTGGCGCTCGTGGAGCATCCGCTGGACCTCCGGATCGAAAGCGGCGGCATAGACCTGCGCGATCTCGGCCGGCACGCCGAGCTGCGCGGCCATGGCGGTCCTCCCCTGTGGCCCGCCGCGCCGGGTCGCTTCCGAGATCAGCCTCCCCTGGAACTCCATCGTCTCCGCCGCCGTCGGCGGCCGGCCGAGCTGCTGGGCGTAGCCCGCCAGCGGTTCGCTGGGGACACCCGCGGCCCGGATGAACTGCTCGACGGCCGTGCGCAGCCGGCCGGGCTCGGGGATCCGGAAGCTCATGGCGGCGATCATGGACAGGAAGTAGTCGGGATCGATCCCGGCGGCGACAGCCGCCGGGAGCAGTTGGGAGGCGATGTCGGCCACGACTCCCAGCGTGACCTTGGAGGTCTCGGCGGCCCGGGCGGACTTGGCAAAGAAACGCTGAAACTCCGGCCGCGTGTAGGCCAGCCCCGCCTGCCGGGCGGCGATGGCCAGCGTGCCCATGGCCGCCCCGGGAGCCCGGTACCCGCGCATCGCCTGGAAGATGTCCGCCTCTACGCCCTTCATCCCCTCGGGCCCCAGCTCCTGCAGGCCGGACTCGACGATAAAAGCCGCGTCCCTGGCCTCCTCGGGGCTGATGGTGTACTCCTGGGCCGTACGGTGCATCCATTTGACCGTCTCGGCGGCCTGCTCTCCCCGCAGTTGCGCCAGGGCCCCGGTCTGGGCCTGGCGGGTCAGGTCGACGAACTCACGATACGCCTGCCGCGCCTCCCGGTTGAATTCGCGCATGGTCCGGAGGGCGCGGCGGACCCCCTCCACCACGGCAGCGACGGCGGCAACCGCCGCGAGCTTCCAGTTCATCAGCGCCGCCAGGTTGAGCCCGAACCGCCGGCCGACATCGTCTACGGCGCCTCCCATCTCGCCCAGGCCGCGCTTGGCCTGGTCGGCGCCTTCCTTGGTCTCCTTGCCGGCGCGGCGGCCGGCATGGCCGACCTTCTGCTCGGCGGCGGCGACGCCGGAAAGCTCCTGGCGGGCCTGGGCGGCCCCGGGCGTCCGTACCGGAATTTTCACTTCGTCGGGCACGAGCCCAAGCTCCAAACCTCAAATCTCAAACAAGCTCCAAACCCCAAATCCCAGGTCCCAGGTCCCTGGTCCCTGGTCCCTGGTCCCTAGGCGGGGCGGTAGCCCCGCCCTACGCCTGCTCACGCCGTGAGCCACATTAGGGCCAGGGTGTCGGCGGCGCCCCACTGGCCGACGCCGCGAACCCCGAACATCGACACCGGCCCGCCGGTGTCGGGGTCGCGGACCTCGAGCTGGCCGACGAAGTCGGCAAAGGACACGTTCTTGAGTGTGTGGGTCTCGCTGGCGCCGGCGGCGCCCTTGTAGCCGATCACCAGGTTGGCCGCCGCCGCCCCCACCAGGGCCCGGAGGGCGTTGGGGTTGTTGCCCAGCAGCGTCACCTCGATCCGCTGTTTCTGGAGCAGCACCTCGGCCGGCCCGCCGACGGCCCCGGCCGGGCCGGGGTCCTCGCCCGTCACGCCGGTGACGATGATCGCCGCCGCCCGGATGCCGGCGACGGCCTCGGTCGGGTGCTTGGCGGAACTGCACATGAACGGTACGAGATCGCCTGCTGCCATGACTATTCTCCTATGCTGTCTTGAGTGTTCCGGTAATTGATATTCTTAGGCTGCCCCAGGCCCCGACGGGAACGTCGGTCAGGCCGGGGCGATACCAGATATCCCACCGCGGCAGATCGAAGGCGACGCCGGGGGCCGCCGACGCGATCAACGCATCGAGCTTGGCCTGGATCTCGGCGATGATCTCCGTAATTGTCGCATCGCCCTCGACGTCCTTCGACCGCGTGCATACCATCAGCAGGACGGGGATCTGCCAATCGGCCGTGGCCCCCAGGCCGCCGTGGCGAACGACCTCGGACGGAACCAGGCCGCAGATTGGCAGATTCGTCTCCTTTAACGGATTGATAATCCGCCTTACTACGGCCTTTAACACGCCCGTACCGTCGGCCTCGACCAGCTTCTTGAGCTCGGTCTCGATCGCGTCGATCGCCGTGTCGATCTTGTTGGCCATCACCACTCCCGCGCGTATTCGTCCAGGACGTCCTGGAAGGAACCGGCCATCGTCGTCGTGACCCGCGCGGCACCGCGGGAAAGCCAGCGGCGGGGCTCGATCGTCACCGACGGCACCAGCACCCAGTGCAGCTCAAAGCCGCGGACGTCGCCGCGCCGGCTGAGCTGGCGGACCAGCAGGGGTGGCTTACCGGAAGCCTTCCGCGAGATCAGCGTCAGGTCGGGCATGTCCCGCGGGCTGCTGTAGCGGCGGGCCTCCTCGGAGACCGGGATTGCCAGCAGCCGCGCCGACTTGGGCGTGATCGTCCCGCCCCGCTCGAGGATGCCGGCGTAAGCGGCGGCCGGCGAATTGGCCGGCACGCCCACGGCGGCCAGCGGCAGGGAGTCGTCGATCATCCAGCCGGCCAGCGACGCCGCCAGGCCACTGCCGGGGTGCCGCATGTCGAGGCCCAGCTCGCCGCGGAGCAGCAGCTCGCGGATCTCCTCGGCCCCGCCCACGGCGGCGGCCTCCAGGCCGGCGGCGAGCGCCGCCCCGGCCTGCTTGGCGGCGCGGCCGCCCCGGTCGATCTTCGCCTGCGTGGCGGGCGGGATTTCCAGTGTCACAATCATCAGTCCACGAATTACACGAATTCCACGAACGAAGCCTCAGGCAGATGCCGCCGGGGGCGCCGCGGACTTGCCCGGCCCGGCGAAGGCGGCATCGCCATCTCGCAGCAGCCGCATGAAATACGCGGTAGCCTCCCGCCCGTAAGAGGACTCCTCCCCGCCGAGTCGGGCCTCGAGGAACTTGCGGATGCTCTCCCATTGGTGCCCGAACCGTTCCGGGTGCTCGGTGTACTCCAGCATCCAGCGGTCGAATGCCGCCGCCATTTGCTGCTCGCTGACTTCCATGCCCATCTCCTTTCAACTGACCCGCCTGCCGGCCGTAGCCTTGGCGAAGGCGGGAATTGCACCAATGCCACGAAGGCCGCCGACTACTTCTTGCTCTTCCGGTCTTGTCGCCGTAGGTGCACGGCCAGGTCTCGCTTTCCGTTCGCCCGGGCCTTGCGCGCCAGCCGTATCTGCGCCTCCTCCAGCCGCGCGGCTTCCAGCACGTGCTTCACTTGCGATCGGTAATACTCGGCCTCCCGCTGGAACCGGCGGATCGCGCGATTACAGGAGTCGATCTCTACATCCTTCTGTGCCAGCCAGATTCTCATTGCGGCCGGATACGGGTTCCTGGATTTCCGTGCCTTTGCCATCTCTGTCTCCTCTGCCGTGCTCCGTCTGTTTTTCTGATTCACCGACCCGCCTGCCAGCCGGCGGGCAGGTCAACCGATCAACCGATCAACCGCCCAGCCTCCCGTACCGCTTCATTGTTTGTGCCACGATCGGCAGCAGCTCGTCGCGGGCGTAGGTGCTGATGGACGCGCCCTGGACGGACTGGCCGGTCAGGCCCAGCTCCGCCTTCCGCTGGAAGTAGAAGCACGTCTGCTGGATCGCCGCCTCCGTGACGTCGTCGGGCAGGGGGACCTCGCCGGCGGCCAGTGTCCAGTGGTCGGCGTCGTCGGGCGGGGCCGTCGTGCCACCGGAGACGTCGGCCTTGCAGGTGTAGACCGCCTCGGCGCAAGCTACGACGTCGCCGATCACGTAGTCTGCCCCGGAGGCCCAGGCGTCGCAGCGGGTGTAGCCGCCGGCGTACTGGACGCGGACGCTGAGCGTCCCGCGAAGCCAGTTGCCGACGCGCGTCAGCCGCCCGCGGGCGTAGTCGGCGACGTAATCCGTGTTCTCCGTCAGGGCCGTGGCCGCGTCCCAATCCTTGTACAGGGCCTCCTTGACCTCTGTGATGGAGACGATCGGCCAGGAAGCCAGCCAGATGTGCTCGGTGCCGGATTCCGGCACGCTGAGCAACTGGGTCCGGGCGGCCTTCTCCAGCGACGCCTGGCCCGCCGCCATGGCCAGGTCGGTGCTGGCCCCGGCGATCAGCCGGCCCAGAACGGCGTCGTGCTCGGTGTCCAGCTCGCCAATCACGAGCCGCTGCTTTACCTGACTGAGTGTGCACAGTGCCATTGTCGCGTTGCTCCCGCTGGCAGGGACCAGGGACTAGGGACCAGGGATTCACCCAGCGGGCGCCGCCTTGGTGCCTGGTGCCTGTTGCCTGGTGCCTGGTGCCTGCTGCAATCGGATCTGCCCGGCCGCGATGTGGGCCCCGACGAGGTCCACGTGCATGTGGAAGGGCTGGCCCTTGGCGTAGGTATGGCCGTTGTCCTTCACGCCCTTGATGGCGGCGACGACATCGACCATGCCCTGGTCGTTGGCCAGGCCGCTTTCCAGAAGTTGCTCGCGCGTCGGGATTGCCTGCTCTGCCATCTCTGTCATCTCTGTTCTCCGGGTGACCGCCTACCGCTCAACGGTCAACGGTCAACATGCAACGGGCGCCCCGGGGCGGGCGGCTCTCCGAGAGGCCGTCGCCCCGGGGTCCGCTCGCTGATTTACTTGTTCCTGCCGCCGCGATGCTGCTTGTCGGCGGGGGGTTCCTGCTGCTTGCCCGCGGCCGTCTCGGCGGCGGCCGCCGGCTCCGGCACCTTCGCGATGTCGCCTCTGGCGACCAAAGCCTCCGCAACGCGGCCGCTGATGGGGATCTGCTCCCCGGCGGCGTACCTCACGCCGGACCAGCAGATGCCCCGCAATGCCTGAAATCGCATCTCAACACTCCTTTCCGACTTCCTGGCGGGCGCGTCTGAGCTGTCGCAGCAGACGCTTGGCCCGTTTGTATCGGGCGTAAGCCAGGTCGCGAGCCCGCTCCAGGCGGGCCACGGCAATGTCCAAGCGCCGAAGGCGGCGCCTTCGGCGCCATCGGCCCAGCCTGGCCAGGCCGCCGATCATCCGTGGATGTCGAAGGCCGGCGTCGCGGCCGGCAGGTTGTTCGGCTCGCCCAGGATCGCGACGACGCCGAAAACGCACGCGGCCACAGCCACGACGGCGTACGCCCGCAGGTACCGCTTGCGCGAGGCGGTCATACGGACGCGGCCCTGGTAGATCGCCACATCGTTGGCCGTTGTGACCTGCACGAAGGCCGCGTCGGTGATGTCGGCGTAGGTCCCGTCAGACGTGGCGCACTCCTGGACCTTCACGTCCACCGTTCCGGTGGCTTGGTTGGTCCCGGAGTTCAGGCAGAACAACGCCTCGTGAAAGCCATTCGTGTCGATGGCGCTGCCCTCAACGTTGCCGGCGCTTTGGCTGGCGGGCGGGATCGCCTGGACGGCCTTGACTGCTTTCCCAATATCCATCTGCTGCTCCTTTGCTCGGCGAGGCCTCCAGGCCGCGAAAAGGTCGCGGCCTGGAGCCTCTTTTTTTGTCCGGTTCGTGTTTCCGTCAATCTTCCAAATGGCCGCCAGGGCGATACTACGAGGCGGCGGTCTTCAGCACGGAGATCGGGTTGGCCAGCTCCGGGTGGGCCGTGATCTCGGCCGCCGTGAATCCCATGACGGCGATGTCGACCCGCTCGATCGCCCGCCAGCAGCGCTGGTAGTTCTTGAAGCCCACCGCATCGGAGAAGTCGATGCGGAGCTGACCGCGCCGCCCGAGATACAGGCCCTGGGCGAAGTCGCCGAAGGCCAGGAAGGTCGTGGAGACGGCCGTGGCCGCCGTCCCCCGCATCAGCCCGCTGAGGCTGTAGGGGTAGCCGTTCATGGTGGACGGCTCCTGGGCGGCCGGCGGCTGCCAGATGGGCATGTTGGCCGTGTCCTTGAGCTTCTTGATCAGGGCCAGGATCGTCCGGTGCATCAAATACCGGGCGTTGGCCTGGGCCCCGTCCCAGACATTGGCCTCCAGCTCGACCAGGTCGTCATAGGCGAGATCCGCGAAGGCGTCCTTGGTTCCGGCCATGTCCACGATCGTCACCCGGTCGGAGTTGAGGATACCGGTGATTCCACCGTCGGCGGGAGAGCCCGTGCCGACGAAGGCCATCTGGTCTTCCTTGCGGGCGGCCCCGTAGGCGAACTCGCTGGCCAGGTAGTCGCCCAGGTTGACCATGGCGTCCTCGTCCAGCTCCATGTCGACGTCGATCAGGCCAATGAGCGTCTCGGGGGCCATGTCCAGCATGCCGAAGGTCGGCGTGGACTCGGTGCCGGCGGTGCCGGCGGCCTTGAAGTAAAAGTCGGCCCCGCCCAGGCGGCGGGCGATGTGGCGGGTGCCGGCCCCCAGCGGAATCGGCCGGCCAAGCTGGGCGACGATCCCGACCGACTCGATCATGCGGACGATGTCGGGCTGGTACTCGTCGGGGATCGTGTAGCCGCCCTGCTCGTCGTCGACAGGGGTCAAGTCCTTGTCCCGCTTCCTCACTTTGATGCAGAAGTCGGCGAACCCGCGGGAGAGGTCCGGGTGGCTGAAGCGCATGATCCGGCCGTCCGGCCGCGGAGAGAACGCCATCCCCATCGGGGCGACGATTGTCCTCCGATCGACCTGCCGCACCAGCTCGGCCTGGGCGTCCAGGTCCACTCGAAGCTGGTCGACGCCGGCCTTGATCTCGCCGAACTGCCGCAGTTCCTTTGCCTCGTCGGAGGCCAGGAAGTCATCCACGCCCTTGAGCGCCGCGGCTAGCTCCTTTTCGTCACGCTGTTCGGTCGAGACGGCCAGTAATGCGACCATCGCGCCGAAGAGTTTGAAGAACTTTTCCATCATTCAATCCTTTCCTGTGGTCGAGGCTCGAATCCCGGCAAGCCGGGATGGGTGGCCTCTCATTGCCTGCACGTTTCCAGAAGGCGCCCGGCGGCGGCCTTCACCTGATCGGCCCCTTCGTCCTTGCCGGCGTCGGGCCCGCCATCGGCCGGAGGGGGGGCGTTTTCGATAACCTCCGGAGCGGGCGGGTTGACGGTGTCGGGCAAGAGCGTCAAAATGTCGTCGATGGCCTCGCGAACGTAGACCTTCATCTCCTCGCCGACGGCCTGGACCTTGGCCGCCAGCTCGGCTTGCATCTTGTTGATCGCGGCCTGGTCCAGGCCCTGGCCCTTTTCGAAAAGTTGCCGGGCGACCTCGGCCGCCAGCTCGGTCTTGAACTCCTGCACGAGCTTTTCACCCTCGCCGTCGGCGGCCCAGAACTTGGCGGCCAGGACCTGGAGGGCCCCTAGGTTGGAGCCCACCGGCACCAGGGAGACCTCCAGCAGCTCGATCTGGGTGTAGACCCGCAGCCGGTCGTCGTCGGCCATGCCGGCGGCGGTCAGGACTGGCTTGATCTCGGGGAACTCCCGGGCCAGGTCGAGCGCCGCCCCGTACACCCAACGGACGGGGATAAAGCCGTGGCTGACGGCCACTCCTTTGCCCTTCGGGTCGGAGGCCAGCAGCCACCATTCCTCGGCGGCGGCCGTCTTGCCCAGCCGGGCCTTGCCGGGGACCCGGGCGGCCTCGACCCGCATCTCCAGGACCCAGCCAATCTGCGTCGGGCGGGCGTCGTCGGAGCGGTGGACGTGGGCAGCCAGCAGGGGGGAGCTGGACTTGAGGAACCGCGGCAGGTCGGCACTGAAGGCGGACGGCAGGATGATCTCGCCGTCGCGGTCGAGGCTGATCGTCGAGACGACGAGGTCGATCGTCCGTTCGGCCAGGTCCACGCCTTTCGAGACGCCCCTGGCGAATCGGCCCTTGGCCTCGTCGCTGTTGCGATCGACTGTTCCCTTCTGGAGTCCGGTCGTCTTGGTCTTGTCAGTCATTGCTGCTTTCCTGTTCCCTGTTGCCTGTTGCCTGTTGCCTGGCCGCCAGCATGTCCCGATACGAGACGAACCCCTCGGCCATGCTCGGATAGATGAAATCCTCCAGCCTGGCCCGGCTGCCGCGCGGAAGCCGCTTGGCGATCTGGAGGCACTGGCAGTTGATGGTCTCCTCCGGGCGCCCGGCGGAGTGGTCGCGCGGGAACATCAGGGCCGCGCCGTTGATGATGAAGGGCTGGCCGATCGGGATCGGCTCGGCCGCGTAGCGGGCCTCGGCGGCCACGTGGGCCTCGCGCCGCTCGCCCGGCCCGCGGGAGTGGATCCAGACCTTGTGGCTCATGCCGGCGTGCAGGTGGCCGGCGTGGCGGCTGGCCGAGAGCGCCTGGCCGACGGAGTTGCGGGCCACCGTCATGGCCGCCTCCCGGCGGTTGCCCATGACGGACTGCACGCGGTCGGTGAGCTTGCGGATTCCATCGCCAGCGGCCATGCCGGCCTCGAGCTGGTTCTTGAGGACGCCGCGGGTGAAGTTGTCGATCAGGCTGGAGACGCGGACGGCGTCGGAGCGGATGGCGGCGGCGATCCGCGGGCTCGACAGGAGCTGCCGGGCGGCCGCCTCCAGGTCCTCGCCGGCGAAGCCGCCCTCGACCAGGGCCTGGCGGATCCCCAGCTCGTTGGCGTCGGTCGTGAACGTCCGCACCCTCGCCCGGAAGCGCTTCCGATCGTCGGCGTCGCCGAAGACCTCAAAGAGGATCCTCGCGACAATGCTGTCGTCTTTGACGGCCGTATCCCGTTCACTGCTGCCTGTTGCCTGTTGCCTGCTGCCCGGTTCTGGCAGCTCCGCCAGGAGCTTCTGGATTTTCCGCTCCTGGGCGAAGTATCGCCGGCGCAAAAAGCTCTGAATGGTCCTGGCCAGGGGCTGCCAGCTCCGCGCCCAGTCGGCCCAGATCCGATCGGCGGCGGCCTTCAGCGCGGCCGGTTGATCGGTGGATCGGTTGACCTGCCCGCCGGCTGGCAGGCGGGTCGGTGGATCGGTTCGATTCGTGGAATTCGTGTAATTCGTGGACTGATCCAGCTCGTCGCTTTCGTCGCTGGACGGTCCTTCGTTGGCCGGCGGGCCGAAGACGTTGCCGGCGGCGACCTCGGCGGCGGGCATGAGCGAGGTCGGCAGGAAGCCGGTCTCGTGCCAGGCCCGCTCCGGCAGGCCGAGGTCATACAGCGTGTTCAGGTCGGCCAGCGGCGCCCCCTTGGGCCAGAGCTTGTCGACGGCGTCCAGGTTCGCCAGCCGCATCTTCTGGACGATGGGGACGTCCTCGACGTCGAACCAGGCCTCCAGGCCGCCGGGGAACCGGCTGCACAGGTGGACGGTGACGCCCTCGCCGATCTGATCCAGCAGCGGCATCTCCGTTTCCTGCCAGAACTGCATCCGGCCCGACTCGGCGAACTGGTAGTTGGCGTCGGTGTAGAAGCCGGCGACGACCTCCGGCACGCCGTAGGCGGCGCAGGTCTCGGTCCGGGTGAGCCGCTTGCCCTCGCCGTACTGCATGTCGTGCATCGACGAGGCGACGGACTGCCATTGCAGGCCGCCCCACGCGATCGCCAGGGCCTTGGCCTTGGCCGCCCCGCGGTGGCGCTGGTTCCAAGCGCTGCGGAGCTGCTCGTCCTGATCGGCGTTGAACGGGGCGTCGGTCCTCAGCAGGCCGCCCGGCTCGGCGGAGTTGCCGAACATGGCGGCGTTGTACAGGGAGGCGTTGTAGTCCGAGACGATCGCCAGGTTCGCCGGCACCTTGGGGGCCAGGCCGGCGTGGGGATCCTTGGGGTTGAAGAGCTGCCAGGTAATCAGCTCGTCCAGGCTGACGCCGTAGCTCTTGCCGCCCGGCTCGGTGAACTTCCAGCCCGTCAGGACGGGGACGCGCCGGCCCTTCTCGTACACCGGCTCGGTCTGCTTGCCGCTGACGGCGTAGATCGTGAGCGGCACGCGGCCTCGCATCTCGTCGAAGAGCCAGTGCACCCGGCCCTCGGCGAACAGCAGCCCGACCGTCTGGAGCATGAGCTGAAACCAGGTCTGGTGCGGGTTGGGCCTGGCCAGCAGCTCGTACAGCTCGCCCGCCTCGACGATCTCCCCTTCGCGGGCCTTGAGGTTCGCCTTCTCGCCGCGCCGGATCTTCCGGCCCCGGCGGCTGCCGAGGCGGACGCGCTTGGCCCCCCACAGGCCGCGCGTGCCGGCGGCCTCGCCCCGCGACAGGCGCATGGGCACGCGGGCGGCGTTGGTGGCAATCACGGTGACGCAGCGGTAGACCCACAGGCTTTGGCGGAAGGGGTCGGACGGGCCGCCCAGGGAGGCGGCGCCGGAGGGGTCCTGGCCGGACTCCCACAGCCGGGCGTACTGCCCGAGGGTGAGGGTTTTTTCGGTAGGCAGCTCGCCCCGGATCATCTCCACGCCGGGCGTCCAGGTCTCGGCGCCGATCACCCTGCCGGCCAGGTCACCAATTGTCGCATCCATGCTCGGCACAAAGCGCTTCCTTACGCAACGGACATATAGGGCTGGGCAAACTCCAGCCCTGCCGCTTTCAGGGCAAGGGCGTTGGCGTACGCGAAGTCACAGTGGCTGTCCGGCTCCAGTACGTTCTGCATCTCGTGGAC